AAATATAATACAGATACGAACTGACGCTTATTATCAATATTAAACACATCAAATTGACTGAGTGTATTACATCAAGGGTAATTAACAATTTTTATTTAAACCCTCTGCCATATTTGCACCAATATCTGCACCTTGATTACCACCAAACATTGCTACCCATCCTGCTGCTACCCATCCTACGAATGGAATAGTGCTAAGAGCAGGTGCTGCTGCTGCACCAACACTAGTTCCTACTATTCTACCTGTTCCTTTTGCAGCACCGACTGCTTCAATGCATGCTTCACTTTTTTGTGTGGAAGAATTTATATCTTTTTCTAATGATTTTGTTGCTGAATCTAACCAAGATCTATGATTTGATACTGAACCACCTTGGTTAATTTGACCATCCATAACATACTCTTCAACAACCTTTTCTGTATTGTCTGCTAGTCCTAAGAAACCACCCTTCTTCTTAACGTCTTTGGTTATATACATGGTCTTAGGATCGTTTGCTTTATATGAAATAACATATCCATCCGTTGATACACTCACTTTGTATGATGTGTAAGGACCTACTGGTGGATTGATGCTTGGTAATGTGGGTTCAGTTTTTCTTGTAGCAAGATGTCCAATCATTCCGATGTGTGACACAGCAAAAAGACTACCAACTATACCAAAAGAAATCCATTTCATGTTGATACCAAAATTTGGTTTTTTATTTACTTTAGGTTCCGCCCCAAACATCGCTTCATCTTGATCCATATTATTTACCAGTGCTCTGAGTTACTATTTTAATCGGAGCTTGTTCTATACGTAAGATCTGAGTAGGATAGGATGGTTTACTTCCTCCAGTACTATCAGAAGAAGCACTCTTTTTCTTACCTGCTGCTTGAACGCCGAACGTGGCTAAAGTTCCTGTAAACACGCTGGCTATGAAAGTTGGATCGAGTTTTTGTTCTGGTATATTGAACGCTGCTGGCAATTTAACGTACGCTAATGTTAAAATTCCTGCGGACCAAAAAAGTACGATCACTCTTATCAATGTTGATAAGTATGCTAGTTGCTCCTCTTTATCATCAATACTCTCTTTAATTTTGGTGATGATATTTTTTGGTTTTTCTTCAGCAACTTTCTTTGTTTCTACCATTTTTACACATAATACTACTCCCTATTTAGGATAATTACTTCTCTAATACTTTCTGACATTTCTCTGTAACCATTTCCCACATATATTTGACCTGCAACCACTGCTATAGAACATATACCCCAAAAAATATAATACCAAGATGACTTTATCTGTTTCATCATATTTTAGGAATTCTTTGTAACAATGGTATCAGATCACTCTCTACTTTGTCTACAATTCTATCCAAAATGTTTATATCTATGTCTAAAAATGGAGGGACTATACCTAATAATCTCAATGTGCCATCAAGAAATAGTGCAAGACATGTAAAACCTAAAATCATACTGATAACAGTTGCATCTCTGTTATGTTTTGCCATTGATTCTTCATCAATTCTCCTCGCTTCTGCTACTGCATTACGAATAAGTGAATCAATTTCCTCTCTGGAGTATGTGCCAGATCTTTTTAATTCTTCCGACAATGGGAAGTCTTTAAGGATAGTGCTTAACATACATTTTTAGGTATATTTATCCATACCTTTACTTATTTGACATGTATTTGCCAGTATTTTTGTCGAAAACACGATATTCACCTCTTTTCAAAGGAGTTTGTTTAGCATACCTTAAATCTCTTTTAAATTGTTTATAAGTTTTTCTTTTTTCGTTGGCAGATTTAAGGAGTTCGTCTTTTACATCTTCGTTACTTAATTCCATTTAAGGAGTTGGTATTGGTAAACCTGTTGTCTTTGGTAGGGAGGGAGTCATTGAAGGTAATTTTTTGCTCAATGTTTTTTGTATCTCTTCTGTTGCATATGATTTTACTTTAGTAATCACTGCATCTTTGTTTACAAAAAGATAAACACCACCACCTATAAGTGATAGAGATACGATCCCTGAGAGAATTGCAATACCATTAACTATTTTTTGCATAACTATTTTCCGCTATGGTTCTCAAGTATTCTTGAAATTTTTCTTCAATATTATCTATGCTATTATTATTTTCCACATAATCATTACAAAATTCAAACACTGCACGACAGTGATCATTTAAATGTGAAGACAAAGCAATAAAACAATCTGCTCTCAACTGTAAATATTCATCTGAATATTTTGGATTATCCATTTCTTGTGGATCTAATAAAGTGCGTCGCAGATAGGACAACCAACGGTTCTTTGCCATTTTTTTTGATGAATACGATAGGTTCATGATTTCCTGAGTTACTAGATGCCTGTTCATATGCATCCCATACATTCAATTTTTCCTGATTCTTACACTCTATACTATACGGAAATTTTTTTCTTGCATCTCTGGCCATAATTAAATCTTCACCACCTGCACCCATGCTTCTAGATTCAATGTCCTCTGGATGCACGTCTAATTGTTCTATCAATTGATTACGAACCCACTGCTGAAGTTTCCTTCCTTTCGCTTTCGCTGACTGTGGTTTCATTTAATATTCTCCAAGTGTCATGATAATCACTAACTTCAGTTACTAAACCCACATCTGAATTTAGTATTGCTTGACCAAGAGGGTAATCGTTTTCCCCCTCTTTTAATTTATCTCCGAAAAAATGTAGACGTTCTCCGTACATAAAGTCACGAAGTATTTGACTCTTATCTTTATTAGATATATCAAGACCTGTTTGACCTCCAATCTGCACGTTGAGATCTGGAAATCTATCTGTCAACCTCGCAGCAATATCTCTTCTCTCATTTGTATTTTTATCCCACTTCACATACTCTTCTCTTTCGACAATGTTTACACCGCCACCCCTACCTAATACACTAAAATTTACTCCACCAGGTCTTTCCTCAATATGTAAACCATTTCTTACAGGAAACTGACTATAATCTAATTCATCTTGTAAAAATTTTTTAACGTCATCTGGTAGTCTCCACGATGAACGATATACGTTTTCCCCTTTCACCCACACGTCTGCACCAGAACAGTTATAAACTCTTTTTGCTCTGTAACAAATATCTAATCCTAATTGCTCAACTGTTTTTTCTCTATCACTACCAGTGACAAGATATACATCATGTTTACAACAAAACTTTATCATAAAAGTTTGAAAACTTGAATCAATTTGTTGTCTGCTTGGAGTTAGCGTCCCATCAACATCAAAGATGTATTTCATAATTTAAATCCTGCAAAGGTGTTTTTCTTTACGTCTTGTTTTATACCACCTACAACATAAGATTCCACTTCAGTTTCTTGTGGTGCAACCTGTAGACCTTTTGATGAGATCCAATGTTGTGTCCATGGTAATGGGTTACTTCTTGCAGGTACATCAAAGATAGGTTTTATACCTATTGATTTCATTCTGCGATTAGCAATCCACTCAACGTATTTTGATAAGAGTTTCTCATTTAAACCTATCATGCTTCCATTTTTAAACAAGTAGTTCGCCCAACTTTTCTCTTCTTGAACTGTATTTCTAAACATTTCAGTAACATTCTCTTTCTCTTCGTCAACAATCTCTAACATATCGGGATCATCACCCTCTGCCCACTTGTTTAAGATTTGCTGCGTGAGGACAAGATGCTGGTTCTCATCTCTGGCAATGAGCGATATAATTTTCGCCGACCCTTCCATGGTCTTGAGTTCGCCAAAAGCAAAAGAGCAAGCAAAAGACACATAGAACCTAATGCCTTCCAAGATATTGACATTCGCAACTGCCCTATAGAGACTTCTTTTGATCTCTTTGATTTCGTAATTAGATGTCGGAGATTTAGTATTCCAAAGACACCCTTGACTCCACTGTTGTGCATGGTTGATGAATTCATCATATGCTTTGGTAACAGATTTTGCTCTCTCTAATATTTTTTCATTATCTAATATTGTGTCAAATACTTCAGAGGGATCTGCGTATACATTTTTTATTATGTATGTGTATGACCTACTATGAATCATCTCCATGAATTGCCATACATTCATAGCACCTTCCAGTTCTGGCAAGGAACAATAGGGAGTAAATGCCATTCCAGGTCCTCGACCCTGAACACTATCCAGTAGTATTTGATACTTTAAATTGCTTGTAAATATATGCTTTTGCTCATCTGTTAATTCTTGATAATCACTACGATCTTTCTGTAAAGATACTTCTTCAGGTCTCCAGAAGTATCCCAACATTTGATTTGTTATTTTATCAAACACAGGATGTTTATATGTATCGTACCTTTGCACACCTAATGGTGCTCCAAAGAACATGGGTTGTTTTGTACTATTAACCTTACTGTCATTAAAGACAGTCATTTGTTTTACAGGCATTTTTTTTTAAATTTTGCAGGACTCACACTCATCAGCACTTTCGATGTCACATATAAGTGATTCGATAGATTTTTCTTCTACTTCATCTGTTTTACAATCATTAGTGTTTTGATAATATGATGTTTTCCAACCGTACTTGTAGGTTGATAAAAGATCCTGTGCTATGACAGACACTGGAACTTCATTATTTTCATAATGTTCTGGATTGTAACTCCAGTTGCCAGAAATTGCTTGATCAAAAAATTTCTGCATCACTGCTGTCACTTTGATATACCCATCGTTACTTGGCATATCCCACAATAAAGTATAATTATTTTTTAATGTTGAATAAGAAGGAACAATTTGTTTCAAAGGTCCTTTCTTGCTTTTTTTAACGGACAGATAATCTCTAGGGGGTTCGATACCATTCGTTGCATTTGACACAATAGAACTGCTTTCTGAAGGCATTTGTGCTGATAGTGTACTGTGTCTTAGTCCTGACTTCTTTATCGACTCCCGAAGAGTTTCCCAATCATGTTGGTACTTCGGATTTGTTATTTGATCCACATCCTTCTTATATGTATCAATAGGAAGTACTCCATCTGAGTATTTTGTATGTGTGAAACCGTCACATTTTCCTTTTTCTTTTGCAAGATTATTTGATGCCTTTAAAAGAAAAAATTGAAAGGATTCAGAAAGACCATGAACCGCATCCCACGCCTCTTGTGAGTCATATTTATGCCCTAATTTGGCAAGATAATGTGCTAAACCTATAAAACCTACCCCAAGCGATCTTCTTGACTTTGTAGCAACTTCTGCTGCCTTTACTGGATACTTCTGATAGTCTATTAATTCATCTAAAGCACGAACTGATAAGTCACATAATTTTTCAAATTCACTATCTGATTTAACTTTTCCTA